GCCCCAAGGTGGCAAAATAGTAACAATTGTATTATTTGCTGGGGTGACTCCTTCTGGAGTAATTACTAATGTATTATTGTCGGTATCTACACTAGTGATAATATATTCTTGTCCTCCAATAGTGTAGATACTTCCGCTAATAATATTTGCTGTGCTTGTAGCAACAAAAACAGCACTTAAATCAGCTGATTGAAAATCTACAACTACAGCACCAGAACCATTGGCAGGAGATGTCATTGTGACTGTAGTTCCATCAATAGACTCAATACCGACACCATCAGGTAATAACCCAGTTCCTCCAGTATCTATAATTAGCATGTTTGCTTGTAACGATGCTGCTGTTCCAGATGTTACTGTAAAAGTAGAAGTTTCAGCAGTAACATTGATACTAATTCCAGATACAACACCAGGGTGAGTAATTGTATAGTTTGCTTGCCCTGGTAAAGACAGTTGGTCGCCAACAGCGTGTCCATCACCTTTAGTTCCAAAAATTAAAGTATTTGGATCTATAAAATCAATATCAGAATCAACCGTCAATTGAATACCAGCACCACCGCTGGTTAAAGTATCTCCCTCAGTATCCTGATATGTTAAATCAGCATTACTTACAGTTAAAACATCTCCAGCTTGGTAGTAATTACCAAAATTACTAAACGTCACAGCAATTAGAGATCCAGATTCTCCAATTTCTAATGTGGCAATTGCTCCAGCAGCAGGATTAGTTCCGCCATTTAGAGGAACATCGGTGTAAATATTTGGAGTATAACCGCTACCAGCATTTGTGATAGTTGCTGTTAATTCTGGTGTAGAAAAAGTAACAAGGACTTGAGTTCCAGAACCATCGGTAATTAATGGAATTTGATCAAATGACCCAGATTTATAACCAGAACCATTTGATGTGATATATCCCCCAAATGCTTCTACTGTAATATTAACGGATCCACTAACTCCAGATCCACCAATTACCGAGATATCGCTATACGTTCCAGCGTCATAATTCTGACCTTCATTAGTAATTGACAATCCAGATGTCAATAAAGATCTTTTTCTTAAATTTAAGTCTCTATAAAGATATCCTCCATCTTCTTTGTAATCAAAAAGATTTTTGCCGCCAGATACAATACCGATAGATTTTGTGTCTGGTTTGTAAAATCCAACACTTTCATCAGTCAAAAATGACAACGATGGAGCATCGATAGAACCATCACCAATTTTTAAAAATCCTGTTGTTAGATCGCTACCGCCAGCTCCAATGCTGAACAGATCTTGAGCAAGAGCATTGATTACCTGCCTTTGCTTTTCGAATGTATCGGTTTTAGCGACTTGCCTAAGAACTGCCATTTCTTACTATCTCTCTAAGAAGCTGTTTGATTTCAGATATTTCTTCCTTCATTGTATTTATGTCTTGAAGAGCACTGTTGAATGTACGAGAAAAGTTCTGCTTAACAGGTTTCTCGTTATTAATAATTGCCCCCGTGGATACGTCACGAACTAAATTTTCATGACCTTCTACTTTTAAGTATTTCATTAGAATGAAGCAACGGCACGTAGATCCTGAATTTTGGGAACATAAGCAGGATTATCAGTCTTCATAATAACTTTAATAGCAAATGATGTGAACTCTGGAAGATCTGAGGCACTGAATTGTAACTCTTGATAATCTTCTTGCTTTTCAAACTGACCAGAAATTGAATTTGTTGGAGTTGCTAGATTGGCAAAATCAGGATTGCCATCTTGATTGAAAGGAATCCAATTAGCATCTTCAAAATTAACAGAGCTAGATGCCTCTCTAATCTTGTAGAAAATCTTAATATTATCCACATCGGTTAGATTGACTGTAGTTCTTACGTCAATTGATGTGCCAGGATTGTTGATACCAACTTCTTTAGTTACATACTTAGCAACTGAAGAACTGTTGGAAGCATCTGTCTCGGCAACATAATCTACACCTTGAGTGTAATCCATAGAAGCAACTTCAACAAAGATTGGATCATCGTCTCCCGTAGAAAGAACTACATCACCAACTCTAAAGATATCTGGTTGCTGATTTGCCGAAACTGATTGGCGAGCATAAACTTCATCGCTATCGATATTGGCGGTGAAGTTGCTATTGATAGGAGTATACGAATTTTCAATAATTAAAATCTTATCTTCGGCATCCCAAAGAATTACTTTGCCGTTAATTCTATTTGAATAATTTACATCAGTATCTTGTGGGTAATAAGCAACAACATTAGATCCTTTACTAAAATTGAAAGGAACGCTTGTAATGGTAGTTAGTGTGATAGCAATTGACTCTACATTATTTCCTCCTTCATCATAAAGAAGAAGTGATTCTCCTTGCTGGAATGGAGTTGCTGTTTTTAATCTAATAGTAGCAGATCCGTTTGAATATTGTGTGATGAAACCTTCTGCTTTTGAAGTGTCTCCAACTAAAGTTCTGTTGACAACTAACTCTCCAGCATTAGATCCACCAACAGCAAGATTGAGCTCGAACAGTGGCAAGAACTTGAGAATTTGATCTCTCTTTCCATATCTATTTTCATATCCAGTAGAGTTTTCTACCCTGTTAGTTGATGTTTTGACAGTAGCAGTTCTCAAATCAATTACAGGAGATAGAGCAGGATTTGATGAAGATAGTTTGAACTTGTACTTCAAACTATATGCCAATCCATTTACAACTTGGTTAATTCTAGAAGCAATAAACTTTTGATTAGTAAAGAAATGCTCTTCATTTAAGAATGTTTTTTCATAATCTTCTGTTGAATATGAAACATAATTTTGGGTATTCGAATCAACAGGAACAACGTTAGTGGTAAACACAAAAGAATCAATCTTAGTTCCCTCTACTTGGATGTATGGAATCTGAGCATATAGTCTTTCGTATTTTCTATTATATGTCGCTAAAACTCCATCACCACCACCAATAACACTAGATCCAGCACCGTTTGGACCAATAATATTATAGGTATCAATACCAGAGTTTGAAACTCTATATAAACGATTGTTCAAAGTTACAGAAGAGATGCCACCGACATCTTGGCAATTTTTGAAATAAACATAAGAATCTCCTCTATCTTCAAAACCATTATTCTTGTGGTAAACTTTAATAATGGTATTGTTATTTTTAAATAGAGACGAAGTAGCGTTTGTTGAAGAACGTACACTTGTTTCAAATGGCGAAATATCAAGACGCTCGAAATCTAAAGTTTCGTTTGTTACTTCGAGTTCTGCTTCATTTTCAATCTTAAAATTGGCACGATACATTACAAATTTAATATCTTCGTACAAGTCTTCTGTCCAGTTATCGGTGTTTTGTGACTTATAAACAGATCCAAGTGCTGGTTGAGTTGTCACAACATTACTTGTTGAAATTTCAATCTCGCCCAATTGTGATGCCCACAATTTATATTCAATAGAATCTGTTTCAATAACTAGAGCATACTCGGTATTATTTTGTAGATAAACAGGATGCTTAAAGTTGAATCTAGTTGGGATTGTTGATTCTGTAACTCCAGCAACATCTGTAGCAATACCCATTCTAACGGCAGGGGTATCAATTTCAATTGTGGATTCTATCACAGCACCACCAGCACCTTGACCAACACCCTTAACCACTACTGATGGAGATTCTGTATATCCACGACCAGATAGAGCAATTTCTACGTTGTAGATTTTTCCATCAGAAACAAAAATAGAACCAGTAGCAGAAGAACCACCAGGGAGTTGTGGACTTTCAATTGTCATTGTTGCTGTTTCGTAATTAGCACCAACATTGGAAATTCTAAGATCAGAAAGTTTTCCAGAATCTTTGGCTATAAAAACACCAACAGTTGTATTGTTTGTGTTGTTGTAATTTGTAATAGATGGAATTGTCAGTGGTTCATTAGCAACAAAAGACGTACCATTATGGTTGTCTAGAACAAGAGTGTAAACTTGTTCTTTATTTAATTGGAAGCTATCACTAGTATCATCACCAACTCTTACATTGTTGCCATCAAACACTTTGTAGATTGGACCAGAAGCATTAGAGTTGTATCCAGTAACTAATTCTCCCTTGTATAGAATAATGCTTTCAGATTCTCCAGTTACATATACTCTTAGGTATGTTTCTGGTGTTAGAGAAATCTGAGTTCCAGGAATAATATTTTTGCCTGGTTTCCCAGCATTGACATCAGTTAGATATGTTCTTAATGGAATATTATTACTTTTCTTGGCGAAAAATAAATCTACACCAGTTGTAAACACACCGCCAGTAAAGTTTTCAATCTTGAATGTTTGGGCAAGTGGATTTGGTTTTACTGGGTTATCTGTATTGCTATCTACTAATTGTACTCCCTCATTTGCTTTGAAGAAAGCAACCGATGTAGAAGTGATACTTGGTGGATTACTTGGAAGATTTCCTGTGGCATAGAATTTAACTTCGGCGTAAGAATCGACATCACTCTTATTTTCATTTGTGGAACTAGATGTAAAACGAATTGTTTTTTCTCCAGTAGTAAATCTTACTTCCTCTTTTCCTTCATCATAGGAAACGGTTTTTACATCACCAGTCCATCTTGTATTTGGTACTGGTGGTAAACCAGAAGGAATTAAAATCAAACCACTCAAGTTGCCATTAGAATCGGTTACAAGAGGCGATCCGAAAGTGGAGAGGGTATTTGTAGCAACACCAGTGAAACGTGTGTCTGGCGCCGCCCAGGCATTGATATCACGACCTTCCATGAAGACATACACCTTAGTGTTTGGCTTCATACGGTTAATTACAAATTTAACTGGTGTAGATCTAGCAAAAAATTGTAAAGACGTTGCTACTTTTTTGCCTCCAACAGTTTTAGTTGACATACCTTTGCCAACTTCATTGTTTTGTGGACTTACGTTTGAAGAACTAGAGATACTAGCAGATTGTACTGTTGCTTCTACATCTTCACTGTTAATTCCAGCAAACGATTCGATGTTACCGAAAGATTGCTCGGCGCCAACCCAGTTGATAATAAAAGAATTGTAAATCGATGAATAAGCATCTTCTAGAACATTTGCTTTTGCTAAGAAAATAGAATTCATTTTTGTATTAGAATCTGTAACTAATGGTGCTACAGTTTGGTCATACCAAGAATCTTGTTGGGGAGAAATTACGCTTTCTCCAACATACTGAATAACGACAAATGGATTTGGATTGATTGTTTTAGTGGCATTTTTGTTTCCTAGCAATTCTACATTCTCATATGGAAGAGTTACAACGCCATCGTTGATCACATATCCAGAAACAACTCTCTGGTCATTTCTAGTATTGATTTCTTTTAAACGAAGACTATCTTCTTTTACTTGAGGTCTTAGTACAGATTGTTGTGTATCAATGGCACACTTGTAATCAATTGATTTTAAATTACCTACTTTATGAGTTTCAAAATTATCTACAAGGAATCCACTCTTGAACTTATCGATACCAACATTATCTTTAATTTGCATGTTCAATGCTTGCTGCTCAAGAATGCTGAGAGATGTATAGTACTCAAGACGTTCGATACGCTTTTCAAGTTTTCCAATATCTCTCATTGTATATCTCTTATTGTCAACAGGGACAATTCTCACATCTTTGCTGCTCTTAGTAAAAGCGGGGATGTGGAGATAACAAAGAGCAACAGCATCATCTACTGCTTCTGGTCTAGAAGGATTCAGTGACGAATTGCCAGACTTGACAATAAATTCCCCTTGCTTGGTTAAAAACAGTCCATCAATTCTATCCAAATACTGCTTTTCACTAAATGATGCTGTATATGAAAGATTTGAATCTGGAGCAGGAGTTAAAGTAGGAATACCACCTTCACCAATGAAAGTAATATAATCGGTACTGTCGAATAGAGATACAATTGATTGATCTTGGAATCCAGTAATAGTTGTATTACTGTCTACTTTTGGTCTGAAATCAATACAATCTCTTAGAGAAATAACTCCATTGATAGTAGAGTTAAATAAAGGAATTTCTTCTGCCGATACGCCCGCCTGGTGTAAGTAGGAATCAACAGTACAGAAGTCTCCAGCAGAATGTTCAAAGTAATCAAAAGCAATTACTAGTTGACCTGTTGGAGCATCAAATCCAGGTTTTAAAACAATTCTCGATACATCATAGTAAGTGTCTCTTTGTCCATCGTCAAAATTGTACTTATATGTAACGTCGGTGCCACTTACTAAATTGCCAGCACTATCTACTGAAGGTGGGTTGGAAGTTGTACCTTCATAAACATATTTTAACTTGAATACATCGGAATATGAATATGTCTTGATTACATCAGAATCGTAGTCTTGACCTCTTAATGGAATAACACGATCACCAGAAGATACTACAATCAATCTTCTATTTCTAATAGCAGTCTTTAATCTTGGACGAGCTTGCTGAATTTCTACAGTAGCAGTCAACTTAAGTGTTGGGTAATTTCCGTCGTTAATTGCTCCGAAATAATTTGATGGAAGATTTTTAATTCTAAAAGCACCAGCACTAACTTCATTAGCACTAACTATAGATTCTTCTAGTTCAACATATCTAGAATCAATATAAATGACATCTCCATTATTGACTACTGTAGAAGATCCTTTATTGAGAACAGTGATTAAGAAGTTCTCTTCAGTGAAAGCAACAAATTTTTGAGTTCCAACAGGAAGCTGAGCAGTAAATGTTAAGTTGCCACCGCTGGCAGACATGTCAGTTACAAAGTCTTTTCTGACATGATACTTAAACTTAGTATCGCTAGTATCATTAATTAGAGATGCTACTTGCTTACTGCCAGTTGGGAATACTAAAGTGGCAGCAGCATTAGAAATTCTTGGTCTTAGTTTAATAATTGTAGCATTATCTACATTATTTGGTAGAGCATATTCCAAATAAATTCTTGACTTATCAATACCTTCTGGCGAAGTTACGTATTGTACAATACTTTTTACTACGTTGTTTTCAGAATCGGTAAATTGAATAATATCCCCCTGAATGAGAGAACCAGAAAGATCGGCGCCAAAACCATTACATTCCAAGAATTTTCTACCCTTTCCTCCAAAGAAAGTAAAATCACTAATTTGTGAATATGTGGCATATGATGTTGATGTTAAATCAACGTCCGCTGTAAATTTGTAGTTATTGAATGTGGAGCTAAAAGATTTTACATTTTGTGGGGTGTAAGTTAATACAGTATCTTTAAAGAGAACTGGCGTTACTACTGCTTTATCTGTCTGGGCATCATTCTCTGTGTCAAAAGAAATTGATGGTGGAGATGAATATGTTGTTTGTACTGCCGATCTATTTTCAACAACAACTTTAACAATTGCTCCACCATAGTTTTGGATGCTAATTTTTGATTGATCGAAGATAGTACCATTGATCACAATTTGACTTGTGTCTGGATAGCTACTACCTCTTTTATTGACAATGAAGTGAGAAATAGTATTTTCCTTAGCAATTTTGATGGCGTTATTCTCTTCGTCAATAATTGTTTCGCCAGGAATAAACTGACCAGATAATGTAGTTACAAATAAAGTTGAAATACCGCTAAAATTATTAGTAGTATCATTTTCAATGACACCGTATGCTTTGCTCTCTTTGCCGTAAATATATTTACCGTTAGAGAAAGTTCCTGCTTCAATTTCTCTTTCTACTTTCAAACGAGTAAAGAATACTGGGTTGAAATAAGTAAATCCAAAAGTAGAATTGTATGGAGTTGTAGTTCCATTCCTTCCTCTAGAAATAACAATATCAGTGTCTGGGTTAAATCCAGAACCTTTACTTAGAAGACGAATATTTTTTGGTTTTGCCACACCAACAATCGGTGTAATGCTGTCGTTGTAGTCTACAATATATCCCCAAGGATTTGTAGAAGTCTCCATCTCAGTTTGTTGGAGATAGATAAATCTTCTGCCGTCTGCTTCGCCGTCATCATATTCCTTGATGAATTTATCCAAAACAGATTTATCGCCAAGCAATGTTAATTCAGCATAAATGGCGTTGGTAGCAGGATTAACTTCTGGGCGATTTACAAGACCTTTACCAATTACTGTAGCACTTTTACCTTCTGTTACACCAGTACCTCTTTGAGTTACAAACCAAACGGTATCAGGAAGATCGGCAAAAACAGTTGGTTGGGAGGCAAGAACTGCTATGTAAATTGTTTTAATCGCTTGCTTTAGTTCAAATGATTGTGCTCTTCTACTAATTGAAGATCTGTAATAATCCGCTGCTTCCAGAGCATTGAAACCAGTAGTGCCATCATTAAAGACACTGTTCAATGTTACTGTTGGGTATCCAGTTAGATCATCACCAACAGTATTCAGTGGTACAGTACCATACACATTGGTAATATTAAACTCTGGTAATCCTTTTGTCTTTAGAGTTACGTTTTCTCTTGACAGAGTATCTCTACCTTTACCAATAACAATAGATTTTGTTTCTTTATTTACAATCTCAAATCCTTTTACATATGCTTTTCCTGAACTTACGCTCAGCATCATTTTCGAATCTGCTTCTAGTTCAGTAAATTCGCCAACAAGACCAGTTTCATTGTTAAGTTTAAAAACTCCGCTGTTGTTATTTTTTTGATAGTATTCTCTAATATCGTAAGTAAAATCTTCTACGACATAATCACCAGACTCATCATAAGTTCTTCTTGCTAAAGTCTCTTCTAGTAAAGTATAATCAGCACTTCTTACTTGTCTTTCAACTTGACCTTTGTTGATCTGTAAAAGTTGAATAAAATTCTTATCGGTACTTGCCAAATAATCAAATTTGACTAAGTTAAGATTAATTGTTAGTCTATGTGCTCCAGGAGCAGAAGAATTTGAATACCCTCTAGCATTATCATAAAGTGAAGCATCTTCTTCTGGAGCGATTAGATCTTCTTCAATTGTAAATCCAACTTTTGCAGATGGTTTGTTGTAATATTTGTCAATAATGAGTAACTGCTTTTCATTTCTTACAAAATATCCATTTACAAAATAGACTCCTTCCTGTACCTCAACAGCACCACAAAATCCCATTGCTGGACTTTGTAATGTTTCTGTAATGCCAGTAATTGGATCTGTAGTATTAATGCTGGTTGGCAGTACACTACCATCAGTTCCTACAACTAACAAAGGTGTGTTGACGCCACCGATAACTTCTAGAGTTTCTCCCTGTCTAAAAGTTTTTTCATTGTTAGCAGCGCCACTGCTTGTGTACTTGACAAACAAAGTATCTGCTTCAATATCAGATCCATACTCGGCAGCAACAACACGACCAACAACGCCAGAGTTTAATCCTTGTAAATCGGCATCAATCAGTTGTTTGATGTCGTATTTTTTATAAACAATTTTACCACCTTCACTAACTGCTACTTCTGAAACAGAAGACAGTTTTACATAATCCAAGTTGGTGTTTAAACCAACCTCTCCAGGAATTACCTGCTGTCCCTGCTTAAAAAGGAACCTACCATAGCTCTCAATTTGATTCTGGAGAATCGATTGGAGAGAGGTAAGTTCCCTTGTTTGGATTGAATAACCTGGACGGAAAAGAACTTTATAAAAGTTCTTCTTAGCGTCAAAGTCATCATAGTAAGGAGCTACATTAAGATTGGTCTTCTGTGGCATCGTACTCCGCCAAATACACTACTATATCGTTGAAGTATTTAGCGGAGTAAAAACCAAATCAGAACTCGATAACTAGTTTGATATCTTCAATCTGGTCAGCAGCACGAGTGATGAGACGACGGTTCTCAACGTAGATGATTTCACCTGAGTTGTTTTCGATCTCTGGATAACCCAAACCATTCTGGAATTGAATTCCTTGTAGACTGCCGTTTTCAGTAGTTGAAACATTACCAGATGCTAGAGACAGAGCACCATCAATCGAGTTGGTGCCGTTAGATTCAAATCTTCTTACCTTACCATTGTTGGTGTGAAGATCTGGAGATTGGATATACTTAAGTACACCGCCACCTCCAGGACCAGGGTTAGAAACATCTAGGGTCCATGAAACTACAGTACCATATGCTTTACCGCCGTCTGCTGTATCCTGTGAGATTACCTCGTCAACTTGGTAGTCGGCACTAGCACCACTAACCTTGACAGCATAAACACCGTTTAGAGTTGGTAGTGTAGCATAAGTGGTTGTACCAGGAACATATGGATCCTTGATAATACCAATTCTACGGAAGTCGTTATCAACAGGGAAGTCTCCAGAACCTTCAGCGTAGGTTAGACGAATGTTCGTCATAACACGTTTGGCATTTAGTTCTTGCTCGAAGTTAGAACCATGACCACCTTGAGGAGGAATGATTACTTCGATTGCTCCAGTAGCAGTAGCACCAACAGTCTGTGAAGCAGATAGACCAGCGTTAGTGTATAGACCATAAGGAGCGCCAGCAACAGTAGCACCAGACACTAGAGGAACAGTAGCATAGGTGTATCCACTTCCACGAGCAAATACAGTAGCACTTGTAATTGAAGTGGAAGAAACGGTAATTTCAGCAATACCGCCAGTGCCATCACCAACAATTGGAGCGTAGAAAGTGCCGTTTGGTAAGTTTAGACCAGCATTTTCAACGTATAGAACATCGATGGCATTTGGATCAGCAGTAGCAAGTGCTTCGGTGGCAGTACGAGTAGAGTTGCCAGGAAGAACAATAGGCATAAAGTCTGTGGAAAGGAAGCGTAATACGTCATCGGTTGGGATGGTGTACATATACTTCCAAATGTAACCGCCAGGAGCAGCAGGATCTTCGGTGAAGATACCAGCAGCATAAGTACCTTGACCAGCAGAAGGAGTTGTCTTTGGTTCGTTGGTTACAGTAGCACCACCAGGAGCGAAATCCTCTCCATTATAGAGGCACTTGAATACTTCATACTGTGAGTTGATTAGATAGAATTTAGCTTCGGCAATATTGGTAGCGCCAGTAGCTGATGCTTTACCAATCTGACCACCACTACCAGGAGTTGAAGAGTAGTCAGGCTTCCACATGTCAAATACATCGTTAGCAGCTGGATCCCAGTTGAAACGACGAATTACTGAACGAGCAAAATCGGTAGTGATTCTTTTAGCAGCAATGATATCGTCATAGATACCATATTTTTCTGTTTGGTTGTCGAGAGGTACTGGTGGTACATCTTCAGTAGCGTAACGATATACACCAGTTAGTGCTTGAGCTCCAGTGTCGGAGAGACCGTTCCATCCTTTAAGAACGGCAACACCAGGAGTCCCAGGGGTCGAAGTTGTTGATGGACCAATTTGGTACAATAGGAGAGAATTTTCATAAACTTCTCTAACTACTGCTTTGAAAGTGGCATTGGAGTAAGCGGTGCCGACATAAACTTCATCTCCCGCTACGAAAGCGGTATTATTTTGATTGAAGATTTCTACGTAAGCATCCCAACGTTGGGGACGACCAACAAAGAAGTACATTCTGGTACGTACATCACCAGCATCCCCACCGTCGTTGGCACCCTCAGACAACGACTCAAGGAATTGGGTGGCATTGAAAATTCTAAATTTATCTGAGATAATAGCAGCCATTGAAAAATCTCTCGGTGAACGTTTTGCTTGATTTATTTATATTTATACGATTTGGAAGGGAACTACATCATCGTTTGTGGTAACTGTTGATAGACCCCTCACAACACTCACTCCAGTAAATGATATTGGCGTTAAACCAGTATAAGAAAGGACATTGCCACTTGCTGTGAATAAGTATTCAGTTTTTCCAGTTACAGTTGGATCGTTGAAATATTCTGTAGTTGTGACAAATAAAGTACTATTAACAGTTCCACCTGATGTGACTAGAGTAACTGGAGTTTGATAGGCGGGAGTAGCAAAATTAAATCTCTCTCCAGATCCTAAGAAAGCAGAGGATCCTCTAAGATCAAAATCACGAATTGTCAATGTAGAGAAGTATAGATCCATATCGCCAATTGATAAACCTGTGCCAACACCAGGATCGATAAAAGCATTTGTCTGGAACATGTTTAAATTCAATCCAGCATTACCAAGAGTGTAATCTTCAAATCCTGGTGGAGCATATTGATTTCTGTTGGATACAATAATCGAACTTCCATCTCTATAAATTACTTCATTGTAAGGATCATTCAGAATAATAACATTGTTATTTCTTTGAACAATTGTATCTTCTAAAACATATTCTTCGATAATAAAATCAACAACAGCACTTCTGTAATCTCTTTCTGTGCTGGAGGCGTAATCAAAATTGAGACCACCACCAAGAATCATTGTAAATGTAGTCGAGAATGTATCGACATCTTGAACAGATGCCGTAATTTCTCTATTGGCATACATTACAAATGGTTCTGGTGTGTATACGGCAGGGGTAAACTTAATTACTTGGGTGCCAACATTTGCTATAGTATTAATTACAGAAACATATGTGCTTATTTCATCAATAGTAGAAATTCTTTCCGAAATTACCGTGGAAACAGACGAAATGTCGGCTGCTGCCACAACTTGTACGGTTGTAACATCATCAGTCTTATTAATGTTTGTTGTTACAACATGAGAAGTAGCGGAAACAGTAGCAGCAACGTTGCCAATAGTAATCTTCGTAATATTAGCAGATGTATCTAATTGAATCTGTTTTTCTTGTGTTAATTGAATATCAGATTCTGTTAACGTAACAATTTGTGATGTTACTGTACCAGTTACCTGAGAAGATGGAGCACTGATTGGTCTTACAGTAGATACTGTGCTATGAACATCAGTAACTACATGATATGAAGTTGGCGGAATAATAATAATCTGCTCAATTATTTGTGGTTCAAATTCAAGAGGTGCTAAAACTTGTGACTCGATAAACTCCTCGGCATCAATTGACTGAATTGATTCAATGTTGCTAATTACTTGGAATGTAACGGTAGACTTTCTAGATGCTGTTTCGGCAGAAGAAACAGAAACTTCACTGATAATAGTGTTAATACCACCAGAAACAAGAGTGACACTTTCTGGGTAATGTAATACAAGATCTCCAGCATTGTGAGTTTCATTGAGACTATTTTGATATCCTCTAGTCAAACCGAGGAATCTATCAGATTTCTTGCTGGTATAGTAAATAACTTCTCTACCGATACGTAGTCTGCTTGGGGTATCTGGGAATCTTGCTGTATTTGGTACATAAGCAATTGTGTCAGCAAGACCCATCGGAGCATCCAAGAATGTTCCAACTCCATTGAGAGACTCTGTTCTTTCTTGCTTTCTGTATGCTTTGGCAGCAGCAATTTCAATAATTTTGGTAACTTGTGGTGGTTCGACCGTTTTAATTGAAGTGCTAACTTCGAATCCAGAAATTCCACCAATAACAGTAGTAAGGGCAGAATCGACTCTAATTTCTCCAAAACTTTCGATACGAGTAATTGGAGGTACATTTTGTCTGAGTCTTACAATTGTAACCTCGGACATTGTAATGTCACGAATCTCTGGCCAAATATGTGATGTTACTTGTTCGAATGAATTTGTGCCAGCGACTAACCCACCAAGACTGATAACAGAGAAAATGCCAGCAGCTTCGCCATCCCCAAACAGAGTAATTTCAGAAGCAAATGTAATTTCTGTAAATAAAGTTGCTGTCGATCCAATTGATAGTGTTGTTAGACTATCAATCTTACGACTCTCTTCTTTGATTCTCTTAAATCTTCTTGCTACAACAACCTTTGGTGGTTGTGTATATCCACTGCCAGAATCTGTGATTACAATATCTAAAATTTGACCACCATGAGCAATAACTTCTGCTTTAGCTCCGCCACCATTTCCATCAACTGGAATGAAATGAATTTCTGGTGTGGTGTAATAACCATAAGCCGTTGGTTGTAGAAGAATGCCTGTTTCTAGATATAAATTAAAGTCTCTCTTGTTCCACTCAACATCAGAAACGTTTAGAGTTGTAACTTGACCAAAATCATTGACATTAGCAGTGATGCTTAAACCAACACCATCAGTATCTCCTTCGTAATTAGATACTGATGCTTTTGTGTAATAACCATTTTGTACAAGGTCTCCAACTCTATATGATGTTGTTTTTGCCGAATTTGGAGTTCTTAAAACTTCTCTATAAGCACTTTCACCATCAATTAAAATTTTATCCCCTGGCAACAAATTGCCAAGCATAGAGAATTTATTGTTCCATGCTTTATTTGCTCCTTCTCCACCATACAACCATGATGGGATGGTTCTCTCTAAAACTCTATCTCCATCATCATCTGTCTTATATGAATAAGAAATACTATAATCACCCATAATTTGAAAAACTTTGGGTTCTCTGGTTGTATAAACAACGGTTGGATCGAATACACCCAAGACATTGATTATGCCATATTTTTGGGTGCCGACAAGTGTGTAGTAATAACTTCCAACAAAACTAGGGTCTAACTGCCATTCAATAGTTCCAGCATCAGTTGCGTTTGATGACAAATCATTGGTAGTGAGTTGATTATTGCTAAATTCGTTCCAATACTCACCAACATATTCATTAATTGTAATTTCTCCCCACATTGTAGAACTGTGATTACCACAAACGTAATAATAAGTTCCAGTAGATATAGTTCTTGTGTCTAATAGTGCTAATCCAGTAGTTCTATCATTTGCTAGCAATAACGGTACGTCATTATCACCAGCAGTGTATCCAAAAGCAGGACTATTGGTAGTGATATAAAATTCATGACCAGGATCTAACTGTAAATCAAAATTTAAATAATCGCCAAAGTTGGCAGTAATTCCTGGATTTCCTCCATTACCATCAATTACAAAATCGGTTGTTCCATTATTTGTAATTGTATACGTAGTTGTCTGACCATCAACATATTCTAAATTATTTAAAATTACAAATTGCTGTCCTGGAGTATCTACAACAATAGAAAGTAAATTATTGGCATGAGCATTAAATGTTATTAATTGATTACTACCAGGATCTGACTGAAGATTAGGGTAAGTATCAAGAGTTTCTGTATCTGTTAGTAGTAAATTAGCGCCAGAATAATAAACACTATAATTATACGAATATTGATCTTCACCAGATTGATTCGTGATAGTAATCTCATCAAAAACTTCTAAATTAACAAGTTCAATAGGATCTTGATTTAAATCAATATTTCTAGTAGCACTGAAAGTAATTAAAATTTCATCATCACTAATGATAGTTGTGTTTTGTACTTTACCAAGAATAGTATTTCCCTGGCGTAAATAGTGTCTGTTTAAACCATTAAAAGCATATACATCTAAGAAATTTGTAGTTACACCAGTTCCTTCTAATCTTACTAAAATTGAGTTGTTAAATGTGTATGGTTCAAAATCATAAAATGTTAGTGTCTTTGGAACATCTCTACCATAAAGAAGAACGATACTGACATTTTGATAAATTCTGTCTCCACCATCTATCTCATATGCTACAAGATTGTCAGTAAAGGTAATGTTTGGTCCAACAATTTTATATGAGTCTCCATCACGCTGTAATACACCATCGATGAAAACCAAGGCATATTTTGGTTCGTCAATTTTTCTTACTTTGCTTGTAATTTCATCGAGAATTAGATATGGTCCTCCAAATCTATATTCGTACAATTCAGATTGAATCGTTAGTCTTTCATAACTTCCGACCGAATAGATGAAGCATTGTTCATAGTTTTTCAGAATCTCTGGCAACTCTTCTGGTGGACCATAGGCATCATCATTGTCGATAGGTGGTTTCGAAAAAACAATTTTATCAGCAATGTTTGGATTTTCTGATCTTTCGATTTGATAGGAATTGCCAAATGGCAATCCAGGCGCCATTCTAGCTTTTTGAATTACGCCATTTAAACCTACAATCAGATTTTCATTGGGATCTGTTTTAACTGGTGTGCCGTCATCATCCCAATACAAATCAAATACAAATTGTACTCCATCAAACTGATTAGAAATGTTGGCAACTTTTCTAAAGTACCTGTTGGTTAAATCTGTGTTCTTAAATTTAAATGCTCTGCCATAAAACTTGACGGCATCAGTTTCTTGTCCTTCGACAATTCTGTTTCCAAAAGGAGGAACGCTAAATGTGATTTGAGAACCGCTAACCGTGTAAGCAACGTCTGGTTCTTGCCAAACACCATCTAAAGTAATAACCAACTGTTCTGCTTTGTCAACAGATACAGCGCCACCAGATGCTATATCTACTAGTGTAAACGTGCTCGTTCCGACAACTTGACCAGTATTTGGATCAAAGTCTCCATCAAATTTTGGCGATAATGATAGATTGAAGACTCTAGTTTCAGAAGTGTCAAATGTGTCAACAGAAACCGAACCAACGCCGTTTTCGACAGCAAATGTATCAAATTTGACCCAACTTGTTGTTGATTGATATTTTGTCGATAAATCAGTAACTTGTAATGTTGGGAGCTCAATAATGCTGAAATGTGAAATTGGTGATTGCTCAACAGGCATTGGAGATTCTGCTTTGCTATCAACAACCATTTCACTGAACAACTGGAATCCAGCTGGATGGGTTGTTTCTTTGATTAGATCTCTCCAAACCTCAATAGAGGTCTTTGATCTAATTACATATGAATAGTCTTGGTAGTAATAAGAATCTTGTAGTCTTTGATTGGCACTACTTACTTTTCCTTTGTCGCCAGAATAGTAACCAAAATTGTCAAGGTATGATTTTAAATCAACAGAAAACTCGGTAGAATATTGATCATAAACAACGGCAGTTCTAGTACCAATTAGACTTCTAATTTCTCCATTTTCAAAAATTCCTTGGACATCTCTAACTTTTAGTAAATTACTTCCTGGTCTCCATCCATCATTCGATACAACGGCTCTAGCACCAGTTGTGTTTTGAACAATAATTTCTCCGAAAAAGAATCTTTCGGAAATGTTTTTTAATGCTAAAGTGGTGTGACTCTTATATGTTCTTAAAGTGGAAAAATCGGAATTGTAATTTTTTCCTGGGTCATTAATTTTAACGTTTTTGGGAACACCAATAGTTTTTGATTCTAGATAAACTTTTACAGAACCTTCGGCAATTCTTACTGTTGGTTTGTATGTAAACCCAGAACCTTCTTTCAGAATTCTTACCTGAGTTAATTTGCCATTAAGAGAATCACAATCATATTCGTAATTAATTCCGTCTCCATCAACAATTACAACTACTGGTTTTACATAATTTAAACCTTTCTCAATAATATCAAAACCAACAACTTTTTGAGTTGTCGAATCCCAGATAGGATCGACAATAGCTTCATTGGCAGTAGTTGGAGAAATGCCAGATACAATAGGTATTTTAGTGTAATTTCCGCCAGTATTAATAATTTTTATTGATTGGATATTTCCAACAGCATTTATAGATGACGTTGTGTACGACATATCCCCACTTCCATCATATGCTGGTGTATTATCAACAGCATACACAAATCTAGTATCGGTAGAATACAAAACCTTTTTACTTCCAGAAAGAGGGTCGTCGATAATACTGAGATATGATCCACCAGTATCTACATCTGGAGAAACTTTAATAAAGTAAAAATAATTTTGGAAATTGATTGGTCTTCTTTCTTGATAGTTGTTTGTCGAAATTGCTGGCCCAAATCCCAATTTAATTGATACAAATGATCCATTGTTACCAGGAGAAATGCTACTTACTTCTTTCTCTTCTGTAAAAACATTGTAATTAGAACTAGAAGAAAAATCCAAATAAGTGTCAACCATAGAAGAATGACTGACATCAAAAACATACTTATAGTATTTCTGAATTTTGATAACTGGATTTGTATCAAAATTGTTTTGATCTGTAGAAAACTCTAATTTGTAGTTAGCAGTATTTACTGACTTTACTGCTACCAATTTAGCAGGAATACTTTGATCAAAAAACGAAGAACTAGTGGAAAGTAATTGGGGGTTGGTTACAGAGTATTCATAAGCAATATTAATTTCTTTTGTAATTTCGTTATATGAAATTAAATATGGTTTTGATGCTTCTTCGCCAAATGGTCTAAATCCATTTTCAAATCTATAGGATGGTTGATATAAAGTTACATCGGCACCATTGAAATGATTTTCTGGAATAGTATTTTGCTGTCCTCTGGAAACAGTAATACTCTTCACAACTGTATCAACTCTTGTAACTAATAAAATTTCATTTCCAATTTTAACATAATCCTCTTGAGAAATGTTAGTGACATTAGACAATCTCAATTCTGTATTAGTTTTAGCAAAACCTACATGAGTTACATCGATGACTAAACGTTGTGAAGATTCTTCTGTAATAACTCTATCTAAAGAATCATCAGTAACGGTTAAAACATCACCCCTCTTATATCCTTCTCCTTTATAAGTTAGAATTAAGGATGATACCAGACCAGACCCAACACCAGCTGGGTTAGAAACAATAATGGTTGCTTTGGCGTTTTTCTCGTTACCAGGAGCTCCTAGACCATCCCTAACTTTTGATTGATCTTGGAAAATTAATTCCACATCGTAATATGTACTTGTAGTATATCCTCTACCACTGTTAAGAATTTCAGCAGCGCCAATGCCAGTGTCAATAATTACAGAACTATGTGATGGTGATATGATTGTGGCATTTTGGTATAATCTTTTTCTAACATAGTAATTTGTTGTAGATACTGAATCACTTGGAGTAATTGTGACATTAACCATATCACCAGTCCCCAGACCGTGTGGTTCGGTGGTTTCAACAATAGCAAGTTTTTCGTCAACTTGATATGGAGTCAAACCAGTACTAAGAGATTCTAATGAAATAATTTCAGAACGATTTGTGTCACTTAGATTAGTGCTACGTAAATAGTAATCTTCTGTTACGATAAAATCGCCATCAGTGACTCTAATTTTAACAGAATTTTGTCTAGTGATTGTTTCTAGAATAATGCCAGTAGCAATAATTACATCATCATCGTTGGTCAAAGTCATTGTAGATCCAACAGTAAAGTTGGAATTTTGATTTAAAACCAAACGTAATACTAGTGTTTCCGATGAGACTGGTATGTTGGTTCTCCACGATCCATTGTTGTCTCTCATAACTAGGTCACCAGCGTTGATGACATCGCCAATTAAATATCCTTGTGCTAAAATTTCACCATCCGCTGCTATTTGCTGAATTCTGTCGCCAGCAAACAAATAAGCACTTTCTTGAACAAGAATTCTGGCAGCCTTAGTTTCTACAGATTCAATTGAAGATACTTGCTTACCACTAACCTCTTTAACAGTAAGTACAGATCCAGATCCATTAGTGCCAGCATTGTTGATGTGTACATCATTACCAGGCGAAAAATTATTAGTAGAAGATTCTACATAGGCACCCGAAACATTTCCTACTTCTACATCTTTTACTAAACCATAAAAACTAAATCCATTTGAGTCTGTCTCTTCAGTCCTTAAAGATTTAATTCCTAGAGGAATATCATCTTGAGAAATATTAGAATTGTAATTAGAATCTACAGGAAGAGAGTAAAAATTGTCGCCAAGAATATAGGGGAATACTGGGTTGTCGTTGCTATCTACCGTAATAAAATAAGCATACACACCATCTGGATAATCTGGAGTTACACAAAATCTTCCGTTGTTAGCATCTAATTCAGTTTTACCAGAATTTACAGATGGAACCCATTTATAATCATCTACAAATGATCCTAATGGATATAAACCAGTATCTGGGCCATTTGGTCTAGAACCTCTCAGCTGATAACCACTAGAGATTCTAGTAATAGAAGAAGTGGAATCTACTGGATTGGAATATCCATATGGACCATAAATTGGATTGCCATCATAAGCATAACCCAAGATTGGTGAGTGTACATTCTGACTGGATAGATTATTCGTATACTCTGCTTGGGTTGTATATGCTCTTTTTCTTACATTAGTCGGATTGGCAATATAAGCATATCCATAATCTCTAGTTAGATTGTAGTTTGCTAAAATAGTTCCGTTGCTAGAATCTAAGTTATTTTTTACTCGGTTGTATCTATCATATACCCATTTTTTGATTTCTGCTTTTGCCGAAGCATTTTTTCCAACAGATTCTACAACAACAGTTGTATATCCTCTAGTATAGAATCTACCACCACTAACTTTACGAACGCTTTCAATTTGACCATCTACAGATAAAATTGCTTCATATTCAGCAAAATTACCTTTTCCTAGAGTATCTACGATTCTAATTGTTGGTGGTGAAGAATAGTATTGACCAGGATTTACGATATCCATGCTTGTGATAGCACCGTTCGTAATTACTGGTGAGAGAATTGCTTTTTCTCCAGAAGTAATTCTGATAGTTGGGTCTTCTTTATAATTTTCGGTAGTAAGAATTTCAATAGAATCTAATACACTTCCAGCAAGATTTGCTCTAGCCTTACCAGGAACTTCATTAATCAATACATATGGAGCAGCAGCATAAGAAATTCCTCTATTTGTTAACTCTGTAGAAACGATAGGACCAAATTTAACACTATCGGTATCTTTATATCCTAATGCTGGAGTACCATCGATAAAAATTCCAACATCTCTATTTGGAGTTTTGTATACTTCTGTTGTTGTAATTGGAGATTTTCTGATCAACTTCAAATGTTTCTGATCACTTAGCTGCTGGAAATAATTTGTATCTACTAACAAATTACCTTTTGGATATCCAGAAGAACAAATGTAATAATATTGTTCATCTTCTAAAACGGCGCCAATATCAGCAGAGAATGATGATTGAACACCTTTAATATAAACTGGATTCAAATCTGGGTCGGTGTTAATCAACCATCTAGTTCTATTCTGTTGTTTATTAAAAATAATGGGATCTAAGGTTTCAAATCCAGATTCTGAAACCTGGATAGTATCATTTGCTGTAGCATAAGGAGCAGATGACGAAGGAAGCAAATTGTAAACAATGCCAAGCGTAGTTAATCTAACTCCATTACCAGAAATGGAAGAATATGAATAGACATCTACACCATCCGAATGATTTCTAACTGGTCCAACTCTAGTGTCAATAATAAACTGATTAACAGTTTTATCCGAATATACAACTACTTCATCTCCAACTAAGATTTTTCCATTCTGTGGAAAACCTAAAGTAGATTTTACGTTGATTCTATCACCAGATACTAAAGTATTTGAAGTTACTGTTGTGGTTGTGGTTTGGGCAGCAACTTTAAATGTACCGTTAATTGTGCTTGGTTCTAAAACTAATTGATAAATTCCATCGCCAATGTCAAGAACATTATCAACAACAGCAGAAGCGAATGATAATGTTTCATCGAACGAATCTAATTCTTGTGTGATGATATTGCCAATTAAATTTTTTGGATCTCCACTAGTAACTTTTACTTTGAGAATATAGTCATTGACCCAATCAGATACAGAAGATTTTAATGTAAAATCTTTTGGATTGAATAATTCTGGTACGTCATCAGGTCTTTCTGAAATAATCGAGTTAAAGATAAATTTAACTGATCTATCAGTTCCTTTTGCTTTATAAAATTTGCCAATATTTTTAATTAACGTTCTCTTATCAACATCCTTCTTTAGGTATGCTTCTGGAAAAGATCCCAAATAAGTCTTTTCAAATTCTTTTACTAGGGCATATAAGAAAAGGTTGCTAATATTCTGTACTTCATCGCCAGTGTAATGAGGCGTAGCAGCGGTGGTTACAAATGTCGAAGCATGATAGAGATCTCCAAGAGTGGTGTTGCCACTAACTCCTCTCGATACTTCTAAAAATTGGGTATCTGTTCTTTCTTGATAAAATAGAATTTCTTGCCCAATTTTGATATAACCATTTTCTCTGGGAAATGAGCTAGCATCTTCTACGCTAATAGTAGTAGCATCAGCAGCAGCGTTTGAAGTTAAAGTAGTTGTTTGCTTTAGTAAATTTTGCTCGTAAGAATTGATATTCTTATACTTGTCAAGATTAGATAAAATATCCAATGGTTGACCAGCAGACTCCAGATGTTCGTAGTACTTTTCTACAAACTTAGAGAAATTTTCATACTCGTTCGTTATAAACCCTGGAAGTTGTGATTCAATCAGGGATGCTATCCTTCTCTTTTTTGGAGCCATTTAATTACTCTGGATATGCCGTAAATTTACTTCTAGTAACATCAACATCTAGGTACACTTCTCTTGAAGCACTGATGTCATTAGAAAGAGGTTTAACACGTACTTCAATTCTGTTATCACCGAAACTACCTTGAATGATAGTTACATTGAATAATTTGATTTCGCCTCTATCATAATCTACAGTACCCAAAGAATCATTTAATATGATTTTTTCACCTGTCAGACTGTCTAATCTATATAGGTAGATTGTGCCATCCTTATCTTCAAAATATACGGTATATGTTGGGAATTCGCTTACTTTAAATCCCGTTGACATCAGGGTTGGTCCATCACAATCTTTATCAAAACGATTCTGATAACAAAGCTCGTAATATGAAGAAGAATTGATCTGTGGATAGAAATCCTTCCTCATCATAATTGATGTGGCATTTGAGTTAATAGAAGGGTCGGCATTGTCAATAGCAGATACAAATTTACTGAATCTGAATTTGCCGTTAAATTTTTCTACGGTTGATTGATTTAGATAACTTTGGACAGAATTGATTACTTTGTTTCTAACTTCCTCTGCTCTTAGAGTCGTATTATTGACAGCATAATAAATTGCCGATGTTGCCTCGATATAAAGCAAAGATGGATCAATGATCTCTGGTGTCACTGAAGCAACCATGTATTTTCTCAATTTTGCTATAATGTCTCTCTTTGTGCTGCTAGACAAGAAACTAGCATTTGTAGGTTTAATAACAATTTTTACCTTACCATACTCAGGGGGTTCATCTTCTTCCCCACCAAAAGTAATGATATCAGAAATTGCTGGATAAATGTTTCTGATGATGGCGCCGTAATCAGACGCTGTAACGGCACGATCTTGTGTTCCAAAATATTTCGGAGCATTGTACTTGATTTTAGAGATGGTTTCTACACCAGCACCACCATTAGCAACGTCAGATGAAGTAATGGTTACGTTGTATGGATATCCAGAAACGTTAAACAAATCTGTAATAACGCCATTAAAAGTAAAATTCTTGGCGCCATTAGTGGCAGGACCATTTGTAGTTAGATATGTAATTTCAATTTTACTACCATTATCTAGTTTTTGTCCGAGAATTCCGTCTCCAAAAAATAATTCGTAACGCTCATCCTCAATTTCTTCTAAAAAGAAAACTCTGGATTGTGGAGTAACATCTAAAATATTTTCGGCATAATCATATGTTTGATATGAAGTCGATTGAATACTTTGGTATACCTCAACACGAACTGAACTGATATCGATATTTGGATTTTGTAAAACGAATCTTTGAGGTGACGCTGTATTGACTGTATATGACGTTGTAATGACCGTTCCCTCATAGACGGGTATATTATCGAAATATGCTGTTCCGTTCTGTACAGGGGTCGTATGGTCGTCAATGGTGACGAATGAGTAGAGGGTGTCATCAAAAGTTGTGGTGAAACCAGTTCCCTTTTGTAACTTGGCAACTTTTGGTGCTGATTGTGGATAAGAAACTTGGAAACTAATAGTAGAATATGGTGCTACAACACTCTTCGGTCTATATCCTAACTGTTTAGCAAGAGCAACAACATTATCTCTTAACGTTGCTGAATCGAGAAACATCTCGTTCACCAACATGTTGGCATTGAAGGCACTGTAATAAGTGTTGTAAGCAAGGGCATCCAACAGGACACTCATTGCCGATCCTTCAAAATCATACGAAGTGAAGTCTGATTGGGCTCTTAGATACTCTTTAAGAGCAGTTTTGATGTCTTGAAAGTCTAGGTTAGAGACTTGTACGTATGATGGCATGGTTATCTAGCACTCTCTAGGAAGAATTCTACGTTCGATTGTAAGTCGTCACGTCCGATTACAACATACGATAGCGAGATATCGTATCCATTATCATCAAAATTAAGATCTACAATTAATTCGGAAACTTTTACCCTGCTCTCATATTGTCTAAGAACAGTGTAGATCTCATCACGAATCATGGATGCTGTACCATAATCAAGTGGTTCAAACAACAAATCATATAATCCTGTGCCGATATCAGATTTAAATAATCTTTCGCCTTTCTTTGTGAGAAGAAGACTTTTAATTGATTGTCTGATATCTGCATTATCTTTTAATACCTGTAAGTCCTCGGTAATTGGATGAGGCTTAAAGTTCAGATTAAAATCCTTAAAGGTCTGAAATTCTGGCATTAGAGATAGTTTTTAACTATTTATCTCTATTGGTGCCACCTCTCGACATAATCATCAAACCCGCCTGCTCCTCCACAAGGTCTAGACATTCTATCTTCTGGTGGTGCTGATTTTGCTTTATTTAATTTTCTCAACCATTTTTCGGAAGCATATTCTGTAATTAGTGTCATTCCTGATTGAATAAAGTTTTTACCCTTGTCCACTGGTGAGTTTGCCATTTACGATCCTCTCGTACATCTCTTTTGACCAGAACCCATAATACTCGGTTTCTGATAACTGTTCTCTTGCTTTTAATAATTTATCACGTTTTTGTACAATAATCAAGTTATGTTTACCAAAGTTTGTCTGAATACCATTTATAAAACTTGGTTCATTTTTATGATCATCAAAAAATATGTAATCTTTAAACACCATGTTCATCTCTGTTACTGCTTGAAGCAGAGCAGCAACAGAAATGTCATCTTCAATAATAAAGATAGCAACATCATGCTTTTCAATTTCAATAAACTTTACGAACTCTCCTTTCAGAGTCAATTGCTTCAGAGCGCGTTCCACGATCTTTACAGATGCCGAAAAAGCGTAAGGACAGATGGCATGACCACCTAGTTCCCCACGCTTTACGGAAATCTGCTTAATCCACTCTCTTACTTCAGCGGCCTTGTCCACGATATTTCTTCCCTGCGCCATTACGACTGGTTGCAGAGTATTTAGTATTCTTCGACCGCCCTTGGCGAGTAATCTTAGGTTTGCCAGGAGTATACCCAGTCTTAACTAGACCGCCTTTTGCTTTTGCCATAATAACCTCAATGAACTACTGTATTATACCATAATTACCCACGACTGCCAATAATGACTGTGGGATTTCCAAACGGTGCTGTCAGTGGTCTGTCAGTACCAATAAGCTGTGCCTTGTCTCCTTGGACGGCAGGCAGGAACTTATCAAAAAAGACATTCGTGTTGACAGTTGCTTGGATTTGCCTCACCCCTGGTTGACAGGGTAAGGGTGATAGGGGATTGACTTTAACCCCCTCTACATTCTCAGCAAACGATCCAGTAATGTAATACTCGACAGATTGCTTGTTAATGTAGATACCTGGAGATTTAAAAGGTGATCCTCCAAGCGGCTTAGCAGGATATGTACATGTACCGTCAGAACTTACGGTATCAACTGTTTGTTTCGTGACCAGCAATGGCATCTTCAATCCTCTGTAAGCGGTGTTCTACCTCGTCTAGGTACTCTGTGATCTTCAGGTGCTCAGAACGCCCTGGAGGACGATAGAGCAACTCCATTTTACTCAGATAGGAGTTCAGATCTTTCTTCGATAGATAATCGTTCATTCCGAATTTCTCCATTGTCTAGGACTGTTTCCACATTGATATCTTTAGGTGCTTGGAGCTCATTGTAATATTGCTGAGCGACACCTTCAATGTTATCACAAAATTCGTCAAATTGATCAAATAATGTTTCCTGTAGTACGCCGTCAGGCGTCCTGTAAGTTACTTTGTGTTGCATGATTCAACTTTGGGGGCATTTTTTACCTGGGGAATTTTTTTATATCGGGGGACCCGAGAATTTAGAATTCCTTTGAAATATTTATCGGGCGCTGGGAAACGTTTGTAGGTTAGAAAGAAGGTACTTTTTTGGGATCGCTCGGCCCGCCCGACATAACGATAACGTTATAAAATAACTGTCGGGGGGCGGGTGTGCCCCCAGACTGTGCTAGGATCAACCGTTGCCCATCACCACAGCGTAGGCAGAGGGGGAAGCGATTGCCTCTCGCTGTGCCCATTGCTGACTGCCTCGCTTAGTCTTGAATCCTACCCGCTGGCAGATCAGTTCTCCCTTACGTGGGCGACGTGGGCGGATGGTCCTCATGGTGAACCCTGCTGCCATGAGTTCTGCTTTGGTGGCGGTGGCGAAGTTCATGCTGTGTGCTGTGTGTGTGGTTAGTCTACAGGATGGGGGGCGATCAGGCAACCCCGAACACTAGGTCAGCGATGGCGTCGGTGATCTCGGTGGCACGGCACCATTTCATAGGGGCACCGTGAACGGGGCACATCCAAACCATACAGGGCTCTCCCCACTGCTGGGCGATGCGGTAGGCGTGTTCCATGTCGGTCGCCCACATGCAACCATGGGCATCGAAGTTGGTCCAGGCGGTGGGTTGAACAGCGATGGCGTTGGTCATTGGTCGTTTCGTTTCGATGTGATCAGTCTACAGGGTCAGCGGCGGATCAGGTCGCCTGCTGTGTACAGTGCCTCTGCTGTCACATTCCGAACGGGTTGGAGGGGTTGCCATAGGATAATGGCGGCGAGCACGATCAGCACGGTTTTCATAGTACGTTTGTTCTTCACAGGTCTGCCAGCATCTCATC